TGCACTTCATGAGATCAGATTTACTGACATTTTCAATGAGAATGTACGGCATAGCAAATCAAAACTTTATATGCTTGGGTGGAATGATGCGATCGATGCAATCATATACGATACACCAACCGTGGATGCAGTGCCTGTTATCAGATGCAAGGACTGCAAACGTTGGGCCAGGAACGACGGTATGTTCAAAGACTTTGACGAACGAGAGTGGCATCATTGCCCACATCTTGGAATTGATACCGATGGATATTTTTCATGTATCGAAGGTAAGAGGAAAGAAGAATGACAGTTAAGACGTTGATTAAAAAGCTGTTGGAAATGCCGATGGAGAATAAAGTGATTTTCACAAATACCGATGTATTTGAAAATGGCGGTTACGAAGTGACAGAACTTTATGACGCCGATGACGGCACGGTTGTTCTTGATTCAAATTATAAGAAAAACTATTGGGGGGGATGAATGACACGGTATATTGATGCGGATGCACTAATAAAAAAATGGGAAAACGTGCATAGTAACGATATGGGTTTCGCAATGGCAATAATAGGTGCAATAAATGACGTGAAGAAAGCACCAACCATTGACGCAGTGCCAGTCAGACATGGACATTGGATCAAAGAATTTGAAAATGAAGACGGAAGAAATCTGCGATGCTCCGAGTGCCGAATGGTGTTCTTTGTTGGCAAAGGCAGAGATGGAAACTATTGCCCTGAATGTGGTGCAAGGATGAACGGCTGATGGATATCCTTGAAAATGGTGAACGTGCCGATCAGAAATATGGAACACTGAGGAAATACATCACGGAGGAAATGATAGAAGCACTGAAGCAAGGCAAACGGCTATACATCAATGTTTTTGATGAATACGCAATTGTGATTAAGTACAAGAAGGAAAAGAGGAAAGAAAGAGGGGGATGATGATGCGCTTCAAAGAATTATTTGCGGCAATGCTAATCAAAGGAATTGACGAGGTTGATTTTAAAAGAGTGTCAGACGGCACTCAGATCAGCATGAAGGCGGGAGATCAGGAAGAAACCAAAGTGGTTGCTGATGACATCCTGTATTCACTTTCCATTGATGTTGCTGATATCTTCGTGAATGATATGGTGAAAGCGTTAGACAAATATGCAGAAGCCTCACATTGACCTACAAAATTATCAGCGACTGGCGGCGGCGGTAGTAGAAATCGCGGCAGCCGATTATGTAGAAGCAATGATAGTTATACAGCACGGCGGTGTTCTGACAGCACAACAGCGATCATCGGCAAGAAAGAAGCGCGCAATGTTCAAGGACAAGCAACAGGGCGAGCGGGCAATGCAAATGTACATTGATCACTGCTATATAACCAATCTTACAAAGGCGGAGATAGAAGCGGAGAATTGCCTGAGGTTCTTCTATTCGCCACTGTTCGCAATGTTTATGCCGCATACAGATCCCAATGCATTCGTTGACCGTTTAACTGTGAAAGCCGAAGGAAACGAAATGATTGACAGCGGTTATGATTCCTTTCTCAAACATAAAGGGGGATGGGCAGATGATTAAACTTCTAATAGCGTTGTTCCTGTCGTTGTTGCTGATAGCGTCGCTTGCGGTTATCTGCTGCGCGATCGTTGCAGGACGTAACGAATGACGTTGATATTATCAATATTCACGTTGATGATTCTTGCTATTATGCTGTTGATGGAAACAGGGGGACGACGATGACAATCGAAGAACTCAAAGGGTACAGATACACCAAAGCTAAAATAGTTGCGATCAGTGCGGAAATCGAAGCAACATATGAACCAGTTGGGTCACCAGTTCCTAAGGAAGTTGTTGCAGGCGTGTCATCTGTTCGCCCAGCAGGCGACCCGACAGCACAGGCATTCGACAGGCTTGAAACGCTGCACAAACAGTTAGCAGATTTTCAGGCAGAAGCAAACAGAATAGAAACGTGGGTGGATGCAATAGACGACCGTATGATATCGGCGCTGATCCAAACACACTACCTTGCAGGGTTATCATGGCGGCAGACAGCAAGAAAGATCTACGGCAGACATTCAAACGGCGATGCTTGCAGAATGATGGTGATCAGGTACATTGATAAAAGTTGTTCGTGAACTGGGCGGATGTTCGTTTATCACCAAATATAATATAAAGTGACAAATTGGCGAAGGGCAGGCTTCGCCTTTTTGCATGGGCGGTATTGTCATCTGCATTCATGGTCTTGATTGGTCTTCTCTCCTCCGATGCTTGTATGTACTCCTTTCATACCGCCCTTAAATTTGATTATGGCGAAAGAATTTAGCAAAGCATTCTACAATTCAGAAGCATGGGACAAAGCAAGAAGGTTGGCACTAAGCAGGGATAACTTCTTATGCCAGGACTGCTTAAGCAATGGATACATAACCACAGCCGAAGAAGTCCACCACATAACAGAACTAACGCCTGAGAACATCACAGACCCAAGCATAACCACAGGGCTGAATAATCTAGTGTCGCTTTGCCATAACTGTCACACGGCAAGGCATCTGAAGACAAACAAAAGATATCGGATCGCGAAAGATGGAACGCTGATATTTTGAGGGACACCCCCCTGTGTCAGCGTTTTTGCTTACCCCTTGGGAGACCGAGGGCAGGGGGTTTGCTTTCCTCTGTAAAAGGGGCGAGAAAGGCCGAGAAAAGCGGAGAAAGGCGAAGATGAAAGATTATATTCTGACATACTACCAAGGCATTCAGAACGGCACGGAAACGGTCGGAAATTGGGTGAAATTGGTGTATGCGTATATCATCAACGGCCTTGAAGAAAAGCGCTTCAGATTCAACAAAAAGAGGGCCAACGACGCTATAAAGTGGATTGAAGCATACTGTCATCATTCCGAAGGAAAACTAGCGCCAAACAAGATAAAACTGGAACTGTGGCAGAAGGCTATGATCTCATGTATCTTCGGTATCATTGACGATAAGGGCGTTAGACAGTTCAGAGAAGTGTTTATAGTCATGGCGAGAAAGAACGGAAAGACTTTGTTTGCTTCCGCCTTGATGGAATATGTCGCTTATGCTGAAGGGGAATACGGCACAAAGATATTCTGCTTAGCGCCGAAAGTAGAACAGGCTGATATTGTCTATTCTGCGTTTTGGCAAACTGTCCAGCTTGAGCCGGAGTTACTGGATATCACCAAGCATAGAAAGTCTGATATCTATGTTGCTAAAACAAACACATCTATCAAAAAGATCGCTTTCAACGCCAAGAAGTCAGACGGCTTTAACCCTTCAATGGTCGTATGCGATGAAGTCGCTTCATGGGATGGGCAGAACGGCCTAAGACAGTATGAAGTCATGAAGTCAGGTTTCGGCGCAAGAGAACAGCCGATACTTCTATCAATCAGCACTGCAGGCTATATAAACGAATCCATTTATGACGAACTGTTTAAGCGATCAACTCGTTTGCTTCTGGGCGACAGCAAGGAGAAAAGACTGCTGCCGTTTTTATATACGATCGACGATGTCGAAAAATGGAACGACATTAACGAACTGCGCAAGTCCAACCCGAATTTAGGCGTTTCCGTTTCGGTTGATTATCTGCTAGAAGAAATAGCAATAGCAGAGGGATCGCTGTCAAAAAAAGCCGAGTTCATTACAAAATACTGCAATCTCAAGCAGAACAGTTCACAGGCATGGCTGTCTACGCAAGTCATCAGCAAATGCTGTTGTGAGCCGATTACAGGCGATATGCTTGCAGATTCCTACTGTGTTGGTGGGTTAGACCTTTCACAGACGACCGACCTTACAAGCGCCTGTATCGTGGTTGAGAAGCAGGGAAAGCTTTACGTTCTGTCACACTTCTGGCTGCCGTCGGAAAAGATAGACGAAGCAACAGCAAGAGACGGCTTGCCATACCGGCAATATATTCAGAGGGGTTGGCTGTCACCGTCGGGTGAGAACTTCGTAGATTATCATGACTGTTTTAATTGGTTCGTTGATCTGGTCGAACAGTATCGGATATTTCCGCTGAAGATCGGCTACGACCGATACAGCGCGCAGTACCTTGTACAGGATATGAAGGCGTATGGCTTCCATATGGACGACGTTTATCAGGGTGAAAACCTGACACCAGTCATCCGAGAAACAGAGGGGCTAATGAGAGACGGAACTATTCTGATTGGGGACAACGATTTATTAAAAGTTCACTGTCTTGATTCGGCTTTAAAACAGAATGCAGAAACGCAAAGGGTTCGGCTGATCAAGATGCGGCAGATGGCGCACATAGACGGAATGGCGGCGCTTCTTGATGCCATGACCGTACGGCAAAAATGGTATATGGACATAGGCGCACAGCTGAAGAATGAGGGGTGAGTATGGGACTTTTCGACAGAATATTTAAAAAAGGAAACGTTGAAGCGGCACATGATGCAGAAACGTATTTCAAAACATTAACAGCATACCGCCCAAGCTTCAGCACTTGGCGCGGTTCTATTTATGAATCTGAACTGGTGAGGGCGGCGATCGATGCAAGGGCGCGCAATATCAGCAAGCTGAAATGCGAGATGATCGGCAGCGCACAGCCTGTGCTGAAGACCAAAATGAAAGTTGCACCGAATGCATTCATGACATGGTCGCAGTTCCTGTATAGGTGTTCGACGATCTTGGATATGAATAACACCCTTGTTATTGTGCCAGTGATGTACGACAACAAGGGCGTTTTAGAAACAACTGGCTATTATCCTGTTATTCCTGAACATTGCGAAATCATCGAATACAAGGGCGAGCCGTGGCTTCGGTACAGATTCAGAAGCAACGAAGTTGCGGCTAATCGTTTGGCTGATTGCGCAGTGATGACGAAATTTCAGTATAGATCTGATTTCTTCGGAGCATCCAACGAAGCGCTTGATACGACCATGAAAATGATTCACCTGAACAATCAGGCAATTCAGGAAGCAGTTAAACAGGGCGCATCGTATCAGTTCATGGCACAGATAAATAACTTCAGCAAAGCTGATGATCTTGCAAAAGAGCGCAAGCGCTTCACTGAAGAAAACCTGAACGGAGAAGATGCTGGCGGTCTGCTGTTGTTCCCTAACACATACACGAACATTCAGCGCATTCAATCAACGGCGTATGAAGTGCCGGAGAAAGAACTGGAGAGCATCCGCACTAATGTCTATAACTATTTCGGCGTAAACGAAGAAGTGTTACAAAGCAAGGCTTTTGGTGATAAGTGGGCGGCATTCTATGAAAGTGTTATTGAACCGTGGTCTATACAGTTCAGCGAAACCATGACAAAAGCGATCTACTCAGAAAGGGAAATAGCTTTAGGTTCTCAGCTGATGCTGACAGCAAACAGACTGCAGTATTTAACTACAACTGAAAAGCTGAACGTATCTGCGCAGATGGCAGACCGCGGGATCATGTCGATAAATGAGATCCGTGATATCTGGAACATGTCACCTGTTGAAGGCGGTGACAGGCGGACGATCAGGGGCGAATATTATCAGATCAATGCTGACGGCACATTAACGCAGAAGAACGATTATGAGGTGACAGATGAATCAGAAAGTAATTGAGAAAATCAACAGCGGTCGTGAATACAGGGCGATGCAGATGGACGCAATCGCCGAAGGCACGACCGTTGAAGGATATGCCACAACATTCAACCAGCCGTATAAGCTTTATGATGTTGACGGCATTGATGTTTATGAACAGGTTGCACCTAATGCATTTGATGAGACTGACATGAGCGACGTTATCATGCAGTATGATCACGCTGGGCGCGTGTTCGCACGTTTGTCTAACGGCACACTTCACATTGCTACAGACGAACATGGTTTAAGGGTTTCGGCTGATCTTGGCGGCACGGAAATCGGCAGACAGTTATACGAAGAGATCAAAGGCGGGTACACTAACAAAATGTCCTTTGGCTTCACGGTAACTGATGACACTGTCGAAGAGTTTGAAAAGGGCTATATCCGTACCATTAACAGGATCGGGAAACTATATGATGTTTCAGCAGTTTCACTGCCTGCGAACAACTACACAGAAATTTCAGCCAAGAGGCACATTGACGGAGCAATCAATGAACTTGTGACGGAGAGATTACAGGCTGAAAAACGCGAAGAGGAACGCAGAAAAGCAAGGGGAGAACTTGCAGAACGCATCAAGAAATTGAGGGAAACCAAATGAACGAGATCGAAGAAAGACTGGCACAGATCGAAGTAGAGATGAACGCCGAAGGCGCTGATCTTGAAAAGCTGTCCGCTGAGGTCGGCGAGCTGGAACAGCGCAAGGCTGAAATGCTTGCCGAATCCGCAGAGAAAAAGGCTGACATTGAAGCAGTCAAAAGAAGCAACAACATTGTTGAAAAAATTGAAGAAAGGAAAATCACAATGGAAATCAGAAACACAAAAGAGTACATCAATGCATATGCTGAGTACATCCGCACAGGCGATGATAAAGAATGCCGTGCGCTGACATCCGAAAACGTATCTGGAACTGTTCCTGTTCCTGAACTGGTTTATGACATCGTAAAAACTGCATGGGATCGTGAAGGCATCATGTCCCTTGTTAAGAAATCCTATCTGAAGGGCAACCTGAAAGTAGGCTTTGAAATTTCTGCAGGTGATGCTACAAACCATACAGAAGGCGCCGCCGCAGTATCTGAGGAAACTCTGACGCTCGGCATCGTTGAACTGAAGCCGCTGAGCATCAAGAAATGGATTTCTATCTCCGATGAAATCTATGACCTGAGGGGTGAGGAATTCCTGAGATACATCTATGATGAACTGGCTTACAGAATCGCTAAGAAAGCCGCTGACAACCTGATTGCTGCTATCGAAGCTTGCGGAACACAGTCCACAACTACACAGGTCGCAGTACCGGCTGTTACAGCTGCTACGATCGGCCTTGGCACGATTGCGACAGCACTCGCCGCTCTGTCTGATGAAGCCGCTAACCCTGTTATCATGATGAATAAACTGACATGGGGCGCATTCAAGGCTGTTCAGGCATCAGGTAACTACGGTTATGATCCGTTCGAAGGCCTGCCTGTTGTGTTCAACAACACTATCAAGGCATTCTCCGCAGCAAGCACCGGCGATACATATGTTATCGTTGGCGACCTTGCAAACGGCGCACTGGCAAACTACCCGAACGGCGATGAAATCAGATTCAAGTTTGACGAAATGTCTGAGAAGAAAAAGGACATGATCGAAGTACTCGGCCGCCAGTATGTCGCTGTTGCGCCTATTGCGCCGAATCATTTCGCTAAGATTAAGAAGTGATCTGACGGAGTAGAAGACCATGAAGACACTAATCGCAGTACCGTGCATGGATCAAGTCCCTGCACAGTTCGCCCAATCTTTGGCGACAATGAAAAACGACAACTGCATAATTGCTATGCAGATCGGAAGCCTGATATACACATCACGTAATTCATTGGCATTAACAGCCATTAAAGAAGAATGCGACTATGTACTATGGTTAGATTCTGATATGGTCTTTCCACCGAACATTCTTGATTTGCTGATGGAACATACAGACAAGGGCGATATAGTGACAGGCTGTTATTATCGGCGTGTTGCACCGTATCGCCCTGTCATTTATTCAAGGTTTGATATCACTGAACAAGGTTGCACCAAAGAAGAACCTGAAAGCATCCCAAGCGAAGTATTTGAAGTAGAAGCTTGCGGCTTCGGTTGTGTGCTTATGCCGACCAATATTCTTGTTGATTGCTTCAGCAAGTACGGCGATCTGTTTTCACCTATTAACGGAATCGGTGAAGACTTGTCGTTTTGTTGGCGAGTGCGGCAGTTGGGTTACAGAATCGTTTGCGATCCATCAATATACTTAGGCCATGTGGGTCATTATGTAGTTGATAAAAGTTTTTACGATACATTTCGAAGGGGGTAAATATGAAAGTGACATTGACAAAACCGACAAGAGTTAACGCCCTTGCAGGCACGGTTGAAGTTAACGAAACGGAAGCAGCAAGGCTTTTTCTGTTGGGTGTGGCTGAACCAGTAAAAGAAAAACCGACAGCAAAGAGGGAAAAGAAAACAAAGTAAAGGGGTGTCGCACATGGATGAAATGCTGGCGAAAGTTAAGTTAGCGGTACGGCGGACAAGTACGACATTTGACAGCGAATTAACCGATCTGATAAACGCCGCATTGCTTGACATGGGCGTTGCAGGGGTCACTGAAAGAAATACCAGCGACCCTTTAATTATTCGTGCTGTATGTACGTTCTGTAAGATGCATTACGACAGTTCAAATTATGACAGTCTGAAAGCATCTTATGACGAACAGAAGGCACAGCTTTCAATGAACAGTAACTATACAAACTTCGGAGATTACAATGTTTAACAAGGAACGTGTAATTTCTTTGGTTGCTACTTTGCCCACATACGACGAAATCGGTCAGCTTGTGCCGTACGAAACAAAAACCGACGTGATTGCTGAAATGCGGTCTGTAAGTATGACTGAATGGACTAATGCCAGCCAGTTAGGCTTGCAGGCTGAATATGAGGCGATTATCTGGGCAGACGAATACAATCAACAGGAATTCGTGGACATAAACGGCAGGCGTTACCACGTTTATCGGACATATGAAAACGGTGATCGTGTTGAACTGTATTTAGAACGGGTGATTGGCCATGCCTGATGATATCAGGCGAAAGCCGTCTGGCAAAAAGGGCGTTGCATATACTCAGACAACTACTGTCAACGTCGGAGATCTGGGCAAGCAGATAAAAATACTGCTTGATCAGTACACTGAGGAAGTACAGGAAGCGCTGAAGTTTGCAATCCCGCAAGTAGCAAACGAAACTAAAAAGAAGGTCATAGCAAACGCCAAAGCCAAAGGACTTGAACGCACTGGCAAATATGTCGCAGGGTGGGCAGTTCAAAAAACCATCGGCGTTAATTTTGTTTCTGCCGTAGTTCATAACAAAGACAGGTACAGAATCGCGCACCTTCTGGAAAATGGTCACGTTGTCAGAAACGGCACTGGCAGAATCGGATCAGGTAAAAAGACAAGAGTCAACGGCATTGAACATATTGCGCCGGCAGAACAATGGGCAAACGAAGAACTTGCAAAAATTTGGGATAAATTAGGTATATGACATTAGCAGAATTAAAGGATCTACTGGCAACATCTAATTTGCCTGTTGCGTTTGACCATTTCAAAACGCCGCAAATGTTGCCGTATTTGGTTTATATAGTTACAGCAAATGATAACTTCCCTGCTGATAATGGTGTGTATCATAGCCACCCTGAAATTCAGCTGGAACTTTACACGGAACTGAAGGAAGCCGACACCGAAACAGCGGTGGAAAGCATTCTGAATGCAGTTCCATTTTTTTATACAAAGGATGAAGGGTATTTGACCGATGATCGTATGTACATGGTCACGTATCAATTCAGTCTTTAGAAAGGGTAAATAAATGGCAGAAAATAAAGTACAGTTCGGCCTTAAAAATGTGCATTATGCTGTCAGAAATGGCAACACAGCAGGCACTGTAAAATCTGTGAACGGCGCTGTGAATTTGAACCTGTCGCCTTCTGGGGAAACTACAACCTTCTATGCAGATAATATTGCCTACTATGTGACGCAGAGCAATCAGGGCTATAGCGGCGACCTTGAAATGGCACACTTCCCTGATGAAATGCGTCAGGATATTTGGGGCGAAGTTCAGGGAACGGACGGCGTACAGTATGAACTTTCAAATGTAGAGCCTGCTGTTTTTGATCTCGGATTCCAGATTGATGGCGATGAAACAGAAACGCTTGTATGGATTTACGGATGCACAGCAACACGCCCTGCAGTAGGTTCAGCAACCATTGCAGAAAATAAAGAAGTACAGACCGAAACTTGCACTATTACAAGCGCTCCGCTTGCTAATGGCCTTGTACGTTCCTTCACAACAGATTCAACAACATCAACAGTTCGTTCTGCATGGTTTACGGCTGTTTATGTTCCTACACTGTAAGAGGTAAAGCATGATTGTAAAGAAGATCAATATAGACGGTAAACCCGTAAGTTTTGGCGCGTCAGCAAGAACGCCGAGACTTTACCGCGAACGTTACGGCAGGGATGTCATGTATGACATGGCATCCCTTTATAACAGCTACAAGAAAGTGCTTGCGGCGCATACGGTGGAAAGGTTCAGCGATCTTGATTTACAGGCACAGCTGTCTGTAATTGATTTGCGGATGTTTGAAAACCTTGCGTATATCATGGCAAAGCAAGCAGACCCCAGCATACCCGACAATGAAGACGAATGGCTGGATCAGTTCAACGCATTTGATATTTACGAAGTTCTGCCGGAACTGCTTTCATTGTGGGAACTGAACAAAAAAGGGATGTCAGTTGCTAAAAAAAAATAAGGAAAACGACGCGGCAGATGAACACTGCACTATTTGAGTTACGAATGCTGCAGCTGGGTATTCAGAACGCCGATGATTATACAATCGGCATGGTGTCTGACATCATGACCGAACAGGGCAATGATCAGGAAAATTATCCTATCATTGCGGACAAATCAGATATAAACGCATTCTTCGGAAGGGGGTAACTTATGGCATCAGGCACAAAAGTTAGAGGCATCACTATTGAACTTGGCGCTGATACTACTGGTATAAGCAAAGCGCTTGGCGGCCTGAATAGTGAAATCAACAAAACGCAGAAACAACTGAAAGATGTTGAAAAACTGCTGAAACTTGATCCGAAGAACACGGAACTGTTGAAGCAGAAACAGGAGCTTTTGAACAAGTCCATTGACGCATCAAAGGACAAAGTGAAAGCTTTGGAAGCGGCGCAGGCTGAACTTGGAGAAAGAACAGAAAAAAATGCGGCGCAGTATGACGCAATTCAGCGTGAAATTATTTCCTGTCAGCAAGAACAGGAAAAATGGAACAGCCAGCTTACGGCAATGGAGCCACAGGCGAAGACATTAAGGGACACGCTGTCAGGCGTTTCTGAAGCCACAGGGAAGGCGGCAGAAAAGACTAAGGCATTGTCAGCCGCCGCTGCAGGCTTGGGCGCTGGACTGCTTGGAAACGCGGTAAACGCGGCTAGAACGGCTGATGATATCAACACATTGGCGAAGCAGTACGGCGTTTCAGTTCGCGAGATCCAGCGAATGAATTACGCACAGGATATGATAGATGTAAGCACGAACGATATGCTTGCATCGTACGCCAAACTGACTAAACAGATGGGGGCAGGGTCGAAGGCGTTCGAAAAACTGGGCGTAAATATCTACGACGTTCACGGCGATCTGAGGGACAGCCAAGAAGTATGGTACGACACGCTTGAAGCATTATCCAAAGTAAGCAACGAAACCGAAAGGGACGTGCTGGCTATGGACTTGTTCGGAAAGTCTGCCGCTTCTTTGTCGGGCATTATTGACGACGGTGGCGAAGCACTCAAAACATTGGGACAGGAAGCCGAAGACGCGGGTCTGATCCTGTCACAGGATGCACTGGACAGTGCCAACCAGTTCAACGATGCGATGGATAGGCTAAAGGCAACAGCCTCACAGTCGTTCCTTGAAGCGGGCGCTTCGCTTGCTACTAACTTAGTGCCAGCGCTCGAAAAACTGGTTGAAGTAATCAGCAAAGTATTAACATGGTTCGGCAATCTGGACGGCGGAACACAAACTATTATTCTTGGAATTCTCGCACTGGTTGCGGCGATTTCGCCAGTCCTTGGCTTGATATCAACACTGACAGGATTGGCGGCAGGCCTGAACATGGCTATGCTGCCGATGATCGGAACAATCGGCTTGATAGTGGCAGCCATTGCGGCGGCTATCGCGATCGGCGTTCTGCTTTATCAGAATTGGGACACGATCAAAGCAAAAGCATCAGAGTTATGGGCAAGCGTTAAGGAAGCATTTACTAATATGCTTAATTCCGTATCTGAAACCATGACAGGCATCAAAGATGCGATAGTAGAAGGATGGGAAGCGGCTATTAATTATCTTAAAGAATTGCCTTCAAAGGCTATTGATTGGGGCAAAGATATCATTAACGGAATGGTTGACGGCATTAAAAAAGGAATGGATGCTGTCGGCAATACTATCAGTGGGGTAGCAGGCACTATTAAATCATTCATTGGATTTAGTGAACCTGAAAAAGGCCCGTTATCAAACTTTCATACTTATATGCCTGACATGATGGAGCAGATGGCGAAGGGTATCGAAGGCAACACTTGGCGCGTAGAACAGGCTATAAACGGAACTGCTACAGTAATGGCTAATGATACAAAAGCAGATTATTCGCCTATCACAGGGCGTTTAGACAGCCTCATAGGGGCAACTGCTGGGCAGACGGTGAACGTTGTGCTTCAGGGCGACGCGGCTGGGCTTTTTAAGGTCGTTCGCCAGCAGAACAACATCTTTACAAAGGCAACAGGAAGGGGGGCGTTCTAAATGCTGTTTGAAGTATTAGAAACCGATTTCACCCCTTATATTGTTTCAAAAACATACAAAATGAATCAGCAAGATACCTATGAATCATGGGTGGACGGCAATGGCATCACACACAGAAATGTTTATAGGTCAAAAATAAGCGGTTCTTTTGAAATGAAGTTTATCAACAGAACCGCTTATGGTTCTTTCTTGGCGGCACTTGACGCTGTTAAAACGGACGGATACCATATCGTAACCGTCTTCGTAAACAATAAACTGCTGCCGAAGACGATTGAAGCGTTTATAACTATTGAGCCGTCTATGACGGCGCAGTACAGCAATGTTCCAGAGTTTGAACAGTTCAGCGTGAAGGTAGAACAGCGATGATTACATTAACAGCGGCGCAGCAGGCGCTAGTGAAGTCAGACAGCACGATTAAAAACTTTCACGTGCATTTTCCTAATGGCGAATATGCAGATCTGGACAATTCAAATATTGTGCATGAATCTGTTTCTTTTACAGAATCAGTTTGTTCTGATTCTGTTTTTCGTTTTGGGGGCGCGATTGCTTCGGTTGTAAGCTTTGAAACTGTCGGCATAGGCAACATGCTTGGCATGTTGATCGAATGCAGTATGGAGTTTATAAACGGCGCTGATTCAGTAACTATTCCATATGGAACTTTCACCGTTGATTCATGCCCGCGAGATCACAAAAGCATGCAGCATAGAAAAGTCACGGCTTACTCGCAGACTGTAGCGGATGCTGTAACTGAATTTGAACGCTTTAAAATGCGTATACCGCGATTCTATACAGACGTATATACGCCGAACATCATGCACATGATCGGAGCGTTCAGCAACGAATTACTTGCTGATTTTGCCAAAACGACATTAACACTGCCTACATTTGCATCAGGACTTAGCGGGATTGGTCTTACAGATAATAGGCAGATAGCGCCTGATGTTAACAAATATCTTTATATGGAGAACACAGGGCAGGGGATAGAATACGTTCTGTATTTTGGAATCAATGCTAATACCACTGTTCACACGCGAGAGGTTGACCCGAACGCGGTTTACAAGGTCAAACTTTATAAAGGCGCTGGCTATGACACATATTTAGAACTGAAAAATCAGACAGTTAAAGAATATGGGTTCGTGGAGATAGCTAATGCACTGGAGTACGCAAAAGTCACCGACTGGCATGCGACAGGCCTGCGAAATACGTCTATATTGGGCGATAATTATTTCAGATATAAAGACATGGGCGAATATGTTGAAATAGCTATTTACCCGTATTTCTGCGACCCGCTGAATGAATACCTAGAGCTTCGCGTAGAACTTGGAACTTGGGACATGGTTCTAGGTGATGGATACGACCAAGCACTAGACCAGCTTATTCAGGCGGATCTGGAAGTATACAGCTCTATCGAAGTAAAAAAGTATACCGCACCAGTTAGCTTGATGATGTCATTCAATTCAACGCTTCAGGGCATGTATAGATCGGTATCAACAACGGCAACATGGGAATTTCCTTATGTTACATTCATAAACGCTTATTCAATCCGCGACATCGTTGAAGGATATGCAGAACTGAACGCATCCTTTGGGCGTTGCAACCGAGATGGTACGCTGTCACTGATCAGACTGGATGATTCGGCACCGTATGCCTTGACGGCTGACGATGTTAAAGGCGCGGCGTGGTGGGACGAATATAACGTGAACCCTATAGGCTCTGTTATGTTCAAATATACACACGAAAACCAAGAGATGACGACCAGTTACAAATTCGGCGGCGGCAGTTCTGTTTATGACATGACCAACAACGAAATGCTAACGAAACTGGTAATAACAATCGTGCCGGTATCATCACTGTCAGACATGACGGATATAAGATACTTCTATGTGTATGACGGCTATCTATATCTGTATAACGGTTCGGAATGGGAGCAAACACTGGAATACGAAAACGAAAGCACAGTATTGCAGGCGCTGTTAAATACGCTGTTTGTTCCATATGCTGACACCGTTTTATTCACGCCCTTGGACGCTGACTTTAATGGTATGCCATATTTGCAGGCGGGCGATGCGATAACGCTGACGGCTGCCGATGGTACAGTGATCAATTCTTATGTTTTGAACCACACATTTAACGGCATACAGGAAATTACCGAAGATGTGAACACAGTACAGGGCGAGGTGATCGGATGACAGCAATGCGATATGGTGCAGGAGCGCAGGCAAACACGCCGATAAAAACATCTACAACAGTGTTGGCAACAGCCAATGCAAACGGAACTTTGACACTGTCAGAAGGGCTTTCAAATTTCCAGTTTGTAGGCATCGCTACATACTTCGGCGATGCTATTAATTCGTGCGATGTTTTCCCTGTACCATTCTTCAAAAATCCGTCAATGCCTATTCATATTAGGTGCGACACAAACAATACATACAGACATATTCAAGTCGCATATGAGTCTGAAATGTCTGTAATTATATCCAACAGGTCGAATCTGAATGTTCAGATTATCGGCATTAAATTAGGGGGTGCGTGATGGCATTAGCAACACAATCAATTAATCTGGATTTACGCCCGCATTACAATCGGCAGAACATTAACATTGTTTACTGCTCACAGTATGATAGCGAACTGCGCAATGTGGTCGCAAATATTGCCAGTGAAGGCACGGCGGTAGATGTTTCGACATACACCATTTATGTAGAAGGTACGAAACCAGATAAGAAAGGCTTTTCTTATGAACTGACAGCGATCGGCGGCACGGTGTCGAACAATGTCGTCACATTCCCGCTGCAGTTACAGATGACAGCTGTCGCAGGCATTACATATGCTGAACTGGTTTTTTACTCAGGTGATCAGAGAATCGGATCAAGCAATTTCATCCTTGCGGTCGAAAAAGCAGGACTTGCGGATGATGTCGACGTATCTGAAACAGATATCCCTGCATACGTTGACGGCGCACAGCAGGCTGCAGCAGCCGCGGAACAGGCAAAAGATACTGCGGTCGAAGCGGCAGAAACTGCGCAACAGGTAAAGGACAGTATCCCCGCTGATTACACTGAATTATCTGATTCAGTTCTAGACTTAAAGAACGCATTTGGTGATGTCGCTGAATATGTTCAACCCGTGAACAGGTTCAACGTAAATAGCCAACTTATTAAGCACGGCTATATTATTCGATATAGCGGAGACTATCAGGCTTTAAACGGGTCAAATGTAACGCATCCCATTCCGATAGTTGTCGGGAATACATATAGTTTTAATTTTTCCGGCACATATTTTGGTGATGCAGGTAATAGACTTGTTCGTTATTGCAAAGCAGATGGCACAGTTGTCGACTATGGACAGGATGCCGATATCGTAACAGTTGACGGTGTTAAATATGGCAAATTTGTTGCAAGGGACAAAGGTGACGATGCACATTATGTTTGCGTAAATGTTAGTAATTATTGGCTCCCAATGTTTCAATTTGTAGAGGGCGAGACAATTCCTTCAACATATTCGGAATGGTTTGAACCATACTATACGATCAAAGAAAATGCACTTGGTGCAGTTAGACCGCTTTATGGGAAAAAGGCGGCGTTTACAGGTGATAGTATATGCGAAGGGGCAGGCTATGCTGGCGGCTATCCTAAAATAATTGGAGAAAAAAACAACATGATTGTCAGCAATACTGGGTGGAGTGGTGCAACATTAGCAAGCGGAACAACCACCGAGGGCGGAGCAAATAGAGGGTGGATTTGCACACTTGTTCCAAATATGCCGACAGATTACGATTATTATATTGTTGAGGGTGGAGTAAATGATGCGGCTTTGAGCAATAATGTTCCAATCGGTACAATTACAACAGGGTACAATGACACACTTGACACAACTACATTATGCGGAGCAATGGAAAGCATTTGCAAAACACTTCAAACCACATTTAAAGGGAAAAAGTACGGCTTCATCATCCCTCATAATTGCTACCCATTGAATAGCAAATGGAATAATGAATGCCGACCCGCAATGAAAGAATGCCTTAAAAAGTGGGGTATCCCTTATTTGGATTTATCTGATGAATGCGCACAATTATATAATTTATCTGATTTACGAGTATATACAAAGGATGGCGACGGATGGCATCCAACACTTGATGGCTATGAATTGTATTACGTGCCGAAAATTGAAGCATGGATGGGTACGCTCTAAAAGGGAACTTTAAAACAGTTATGAAAGAAATATCAAGAATTATCAAAATGATATTCTGCAAACACGAGTATGTGTTCATACGCAAATTGTACGGTGATGAAATCAATCATCATAATGGCAAACGAAATGAGTACAGATGTTGCAAATGCGGAATATACAAATGGGAGTAAAGGGAACTTTAAGTCTTTAATAACACCGAGAGGGCAAATCCCTTGAAAGGGCATCCGTGGATGTCAAAAAGCCGTGAATTTCGATCGGTGTTTATAGCGGAACTATCGCAGTCCATACAGGACGTGCATGGGCAATCGACACGGAATTAACACAGGGAACTGATCACTTCCTGTGTCCGTGTGGCGTTGTTAAAGGAACAGTAAAGCGGTTGCTGGTTCTCAGCAAGTTCATCGCACTACTGGCATTAAATCACCGTTCGATTCGGTGAGCCGCAAACAGAATTAGCAAACTACTTTGCTAAAATCAGCAAACACTTTGCTAAAATTCATCAAGTATTTGTTGCCTAATATGGCACAAGCAAAGCACTCCGAAAGGGGTGCTTTCCTGTAGGGATTTGGTGCAATGGTAGCATGACAGTCTCCAAAACTGTAGATATAGGTTCGATTCCGTTAATCCTTGCTTTTAAGGGCAGTCAGATCATGGCTGTCCTTTTATCTTTTATGAAAGGGGGATATATGGCAGACATATCACCACAGGCGTTTTATAACCGAACGTACGGCAAACAGTTTGATGTTGATGGATTCCCTGCCTATAACAAATACCAGTGCTGGGATGGCATGGCTGAATGCTGCAGATCTAACGGCGTTCCGCTTGCGGTCATTTATTGCGGTAACACCGGCTATGCACAGGATATCTGGGACAGGCGGAAGTATTCGAACATACTGAATTACTTTGATGAGGTTGAAACGCCCGACTTCCGTAATGGCGACTGGGTCATTTTCCCCTTCTCTTATCACATGACACCTAAAAGCCACGTTTGCATGTACTGGAATGGGCAGGCGTACGGACAGAACCAAAGCGGAAAGCCGTACTTCAACCTAGTCGATTATCTTGACTTCAATTATGCGCTGGGCGGTTTCCGTCTGAAGAAATGGGAAACCGTAAACACATTGCGGATAGGATCAGGAACAATTCTGTATGATCAGTTTGCGGGGCAAGACATCCAGATCAGAGGATTTGCGGACGGTCACAAGATCACGCTGATATCAGCAAAGACAAACGGCAAAGTTAACGGCAATGATGTACAGCTGATTGAAAACATTGACGATGCCGATCACGTTTATTATTCCAAGTTGAACGCCAATCGCTGGATCATGTCAACAGGTCAGGCGCTTGGCGTGAGGTGCGGCGCTAATGAATGGAATGTGCCAAGACAAGGCGCATTTTACTATTATGCTTTGAAGAAAGACGGAACTACAGAAATCGGCTTAGATCGTGATTTTTGGTATACGCCTTTAGAAGTAGAATTTGCCTGTTCGCCTGATGTTATTCTGATGTATCACGGACAGGATAAATTGCTTTATTCTCCTGAGGTAGTCGGAACGAAGGAAAGGGCAAACGTGCAAAGCCTTCTGATCCGAACGAAAGAAAGGTTTTCTACAGCGCTGGTAAAAGGCCGGTTAACGCCTGCCCAATGTTTAGCATGGGCGAAGTCAATTGATGGCGTCCAGGATGTTGTGATGATGGACAGCGGCGGTTCTTCGTGCCAGCAGATTGGCTACGCAGTAACATACGCAACGCCTGAACACAGGAAAATCAGCAACGCCATTGCTGAATACAGTTACAAACTGAAGGCGTTAAAGACAGACGAAGCGCCTGTTGCTGAGCCTGTTTTAGAGCCGATAGAAGAACCAAAAGAAGCCAATGAAGAAGTAATTGCGGAAACAGAAGAAAAGCCTGTATTGCCCTTAAATGGGGGCGGTAGCGGTCAATACGCCGTAACACGGCAGAAGGGGATGAATATGACACTGAACAACAAGACTTATGATGTACTGAAATGGTTGTGTTTGATTTGCCTGCCTGCGCTTGCTTTTTTCATTGCACAGTATGGCGACATTTTGGGGCTGAATAACCCTGATGTTATCAGCAAGCTTATCAACGGCACTGCTACATTGCTCGGCACTCTGATCGGCGTAAGCACTGCAGCATATAACAGGGAAAACAGCAATGAATGAATACCTTGCCCCGATCTACACAGGCATTGTTTCGGCACTGCTTGGCTATGCGATCGCACTGGTCAAAAAGGGAAGGACAACAGACAAAAGCATCAAAATTGCTTTAGGCGCTTTGCTTCGGTCTGACATGTTCGGGATCTATGAGCAGTACAGAGACGCTGACGAAGTTCCTGAGGCGATTCAAAAGGAAATTGACGAACTTTGGCAAGCCTATCACGGTCTTGGGTTTAACCACATGGGCGACAAAGTACACGATGAAATCATGAAGAAAAAGACGAAGGTCTGAGCCGTTCAAAAAAGAACGGCTTTTTTTATTTTGCCTGTTGACATAGTAATACTATGTTTGTAATATGAAATTGAGCAGGAAAGGAGATAAGGCAATGGCAAAATGGAAAAGTGAAAAAGCACTGTATGAGATTCATGAGATCAACAAAAAGAATCATGAAGTTTACCACCTTATGATGACAGGCGAAGAGGTTGCTGCTTGGTGCAAATCAAAGAATGAAGCATATGGTTATATTGAATGCTTAGGCGGTGACAGGTCATATAGTTGCTGGGCGGTAGCAATCAATCATTAATCAACAGAACAGGTTAGCCAGTCACCTGAAGCACTGGCAAGAAAGAGGAGAATATGACACTAGAGAAGGCAATACGCAGATGCATCGACAGATGCAATCTGATCGGCGAGAACGTCGACATCTACAGTATCATGTACCAATACAAAGCAATCCGTGAGCTTTCAGAGGTGGAAGCAGATGCGGTATATGACGAAATAGCCGAAGCACTTGGATTCTAGAAAAGGAGAGGTGAAGACCATGACCATTCAAGCAAAGCAGAAGCTTGTGACAGATGTTGCCGAAGAAATCGGCGATTTTCTGACAGTCAAAGATACTAGAAAAGTGTCTACAATTCTTGAGGAACAATTAGAACTATATGACTTGACCGAATTGAAGCCGGATGCAATGAATGCGGAAACAAGGGACTTGCTCAAAATCTTTCTTGATGCAAAGAAAGTCGAAGGCAGATCTGAAAAAACGATATGCCGATACTCTGGGATGCTTGAAAAGGCTCTTTATGATATCGGAGTGCCTGCCAATCAGATCGATGTATTCCATTTAAGGGCGTACTTGATGCAAGAAAAGAATCGCGGTCTGCAAGATTCTTCGATTGAGGGGATCAGATGTATTTTATCAAGCTTCTTCGGTTGGCTATGGAAAGAGGGACTAATCAAGAAAAATCCGTGTGCAAACATTGCGCCGATAAAGTGCCAGAAGAAAATCAGACAGCCGTTTACTGCTGCAGATATCGAAAGGCTAAAGTCGGCATGCACGATCAAACGAGACAAAGCGCTGATATGCTTTCTGTTGTCGACTGGCGCACGAATCAGCGAAGTCTGCGCACTGAACAAAAGCGATATTGATTTCACTTCCCTTGAGTGCAAAGTTCTGGGCAAGGGCAACAAAGAACGCACGGTTTACCTTGACGAAGTGGCGGCGATGGAACTGAAGGCATACCTGTCTGAAAGGACAGACACATACGCGGCGCTGTTTGTCGGCAAAGGGACAGAGCGCCTGACACCGCACGGCGTACGCGAGCGGCTGATAGGCATAGGAGATGCAGCAGGCGTTAGCAATGTTCATCCGCACAGATTCAGAAGGACGTTAGCAACCAGTCTGACAGGACGCGGAATGCCTGTTCAAGATGTCGCGTTTATTTTAGGACACGAAAATATAAATACTACGTTAAAATATGTTCATATCAATGCGGACAACGTAAAAGCATCATATAGGAGATACTCATGACAAAAAGGAAACCAGCAACACCACACGGCTTGCAATACATTAAAGAGTGGGATGCGCAGAACAGCGTTCGGGTGAGTCTCAAACTTTCAAAAGCGGCGGACGTAGATATTATTGAATGGCTTGGAAAGCAGAAAAGTAAAAACAATGCAATAAAGCAATCTATCCGTGATACAATCACAGCAGAGCGTTTAAAGCCTTATGAGGGCTGAACGGTAGCTTACAACGTAGCATACAAACAAAATCAAAAACGCGCTGAAAATGGCTTAAATAAGCCAACAAACGCATTTTGGGGGTGAATATGATTTATACAATAAAAAGGCTTATTATTAAGCCTTTTTTTGAACTCAGAACACCTAAAATCACAACGGTAGCATACTGGTAGATTACAAATCAGCAACCATAGGGATTTTCATGATCTCGCGCTTCAGCGTTTCAACTCTTGTATGCAGATATACTGCTTCGGTAACATCCTTCGTTTTGTGACCAACTATTTTTTTTAACGTTGTCATATCAGCGCCGTACTCGTTCGCCAGTGTTACGAATGTATGGCGACACTCATGAAAAGTAAATTCAATGCCGTATAGTTCATAATCAGCGATCAATTTTTTTCGGTATGAATTGTACTGGTGTTTTTTGCTTTTTAAGAAGCGCTGCAGTTCATCCTTGATCTGCGGATGGATCGGAATGATTCTATGCTTGCCTGCCTTTGTTTTTACGCCTGCAATTATGTAGTCATCATGAACTTCGTTTATATTGAGCAGTTCAGAGATGCGCATGCCGGTGTAGATCAGAATCATAACCAGATCCCTAGACTTTGCACTGGTTGCGGAGATGGTTTTAATCTGTTCGGGCGTGAGTGCTATTTTTTCTTTGCTTTCTTTTGTTGGTTTCAGAACAAGCAAACTGGCAGGGTTCACTTGTACGTAATTCATCTTGATTGCTTCGCTGAACATCACAGAAAAGAATGTTTTATACATGGAAAGCATCCCCTTTGTTTTCCCTTCTTTGGCGTAAGCGTTCATCAATTTTTGAAGATCAAGATAGGTTACTTCGTCAATCCTTTTTTTATGAATCACTTCACAACGTTCATAACAAAGATCGTAATGCATCAAGGAAGGCTTTTCTATTTCGTTCATCTTCAGCGCGCGTACCGTTTTCCACAGCTGTTCAAAAGTTGGCGCATAATGCTGAAAAGGGGCTGTTTTAGGCGTGTCTACCACAGGGGCGGGTATTTCATCATTCATATTTACAAGCGCCCTAAGGGCTTCTTTTCGGCTTGCATAGTAACCGATATACTGCCGTTTTTGCTTCGGCTTCCCGATCGGCATCCCATTATCATCAAAGTTCTGAACCCAGCCGATCGTCTTGACTACTGCGTACGGCTTCCGCCGTTTACCGCCCAGTTTAACTATGCTTCCTGTTCCGTTTGGCTGTTTCATCTAATCACCGTCAATTCTGTTGGGTCGGCATCAAGTAATTTGCATATCTTCAGAAATGTGTTTGCTGTCATTGCACGATCTCCAAGTTCATAATGACATATTGTCTGCTTGGTCACGCCGAGCGCCTTGCCAAGTTCGACCTGTGTCATTCCTTTCTTTTGTCTTTTTTCGGCGACCCATGCGCCAATAATTGCATCAGTATCTTTCATGTTAGTCACCATCCTGTTAACTTTAGTGTACATGAGAAATGCATTCAAATGCAAAAAAAATGTTTGACACTACTATGATATTGTGCATAAAATAAAGCAAGTCAACAATATGTTGACTAGAAAGGAGAATGGTATGAGTGAGATTAAATGGAGCGTTAAAGCCATAGCGGCGAACCGCAACCAAAGCATTGAAGCGCTTGCAATTGATGCCGGTCTTAACCCTGTACATTTGCGAAATGTTTGCAGCGGAAGGGCCACGATGCTAGCCAAAGAACTGGTTGAGATCGCAACGCTTGCACAGGTTGACCCGTTGAAGATTGTGATTGAATACGACGGATAATTTTTTTACTCAGAAAGTCAACAATATGTTAACCGTTGAGAAAGCAAGCGAATTGCTGAACATCAGCAAGCAATCATTACGGCTATGGTTGCAATCTGGCCACTGTCCCTTCGGCGATGCCTTCAAGGGCAGGGGCAACAATTATCAGTACATTATTTCCGAAAAGCGTTTAACCGCTTGGATCAATGCAACAGATATAAACAAAGGCGCACCAGTTGGAAGGGGATGCGCCGATGCCGTTTAGAAATAAGGCAAAGGAATTATAACATGAAAAACATTCTGAACATCATTATCAAGTATTCCTGTTACGCATTCATGGCGTACTGCTATCTGCTTTCGATTCTGTTCGTTATCGGTTTGAGGTTCTGACATGGCTAAATATATTGATCTGGTTGCCGTACGTGTTGAACCTTATGACGCTCCGCTTATTGCACAAGCGCCGTGGTGTTCACCGATCGAAGCTGGCATGATGGTCATCTGTGAAACAGCACAGGGCGAAGAACTCGGAACTGTTGTGGCTGTCGTTCACTCAGTACAGACAAATAATGAAGCAATCACTATGGCTAAAACTCTTTCCCGAATGCCGAAAGACGAAGAACTTGGCAAAGTAATTTCTTACTTTCAAGAAAAGAAGCTTGATTATGACGACGAATAAGGTAGCAAAGATTGAAGCCTTGCTGAAGGGGTCAGTGGCAATGCTCGGCGTACCGCCATACACAGCATCCATTGACCCGAAGGCAATCAAGGCGATCGGCAAGCATGGCACTGAAGTTTATCTGTCAAACACGGTGCATAAATCTGTAAAAATCCGAGAAGTGAAAAAATGGGATTCAGAGTATAACCGGCGCAAAAGGCGGGTTAATGACTTCCTTTATATCGCAGAGGTGAGCCATGTATAAATGCAATCATTGCGGTGAGGTCTTCGACGAAGACGAAGCAACACGCTTTCCCGAATACGTTGATGATTCTGGGATTATCGCTTACTACACGCTGTGCTGTCCGTTCTGTAACTCCGATGAAATTGATGACTATTACGACAGCGGAGAAGATGAAGAATGAAACAAATGACACTTTGGGAAGTCGAAAATGACACCAAAAACGAAAAGCACAATCAAGATCCGGCGCAGATCGGCAGCGCGAAGTTAGAAAAAATGACACCTTGCATCATCTGCGGTGTCATGCCGAAGGTGTGGAAACATACACTACCGACACACAACATATACACTAATGCAAAATGTCCAGTCTGTGGCTGGCACGTTTCGACACCGTACGACATCACAGAACATTGGAACAAGTTAAATACAGAATCATTCAGACTGAAATGAAAGAGGAGAACATGACAGAAGCAAGACATGCCGCACCCATGACGGCAGCGGAGAACTTCAGCCTCATCAGAGAGGCAAATAAAGCCATACAGACGACAACCATCACACGGACGGACAAACAGACAGGGGCAACCATTTCGAAGGAATATGCCCAAGTAAATGAGCGCGTGAAGGCGTTCAGAATGGTTCACCCGCTCGGAACTATTCAGACTAAAATCATCAGCCTTGAAAATGGCGTGGTGACTATGCAGACGGAAATACTGGACGAAGACGGCAGACTGCTTGCTACTGGCTACGCTCAAGAAAAGGAAAGCAGTTCATTCATCAATAAAACTTCATACATTGAGAACTGCGAAACTTCAGCGGTCGGTAGGGCCTTAGGAATGTGCGGCTTCGGCATTGATACATCCATCTGTTCACTTGAGGAATTGCAGAATGCTATGAACAATCAGGGCGAAAGTCTTGACGATCTTATGAAGAAAGCAATCGAAGAAAGGCGCAAGCTGGCAGATCTGTATGCACAGTTAGGCAAGGATATTCATTCTGATCAGGTCACTAATTTCCTTCTTGAGAAGGCGAAGACGGCAACAGCTGACCCTGCAGGCATCACTGAAGCTGACGCAATGAAGCGACTGATCAAGGTGTTCATTGCCCAGCAGAAAGCATGCCAAAAGAAGCTTGGGGAACATATGATAAATGACAGGACGGAAACATTTTAAATGGCGCACTGACAGCATTGTTTGCGACTACACAGAAAAGCCTTACTGCTATCTGACTGGGTCAGTGGTCAATCTGGACGTGCATCACATCATGAACGGCCCGCTTCGCAAATGGTCTGATAAGAATGGTCTGTGGGTTTATTTGGATCACGATGTTCATATGCATCTGCACCAGACAGCAGAGGGGCAGGCATGGGCAAGGCGTTTGAAGCAGGAAGCACAGAAGGCTTACGAAAGGACTCACACGCGTGAGGAATGGATGAAAAAGGCAGGAAAGAACTATTTATGAACTTGGGACTTGTTGGCGAAGTGCAGCAGAAAATGGCAGAACTTGACACATCGTTAAAAAGTCTTCGAAGAACTGGAACAGCCTACGCTGAAGCGGAACGTAATTATCGCGTTGCGCTTCGGCAGAAGGCGCTTGTTCTGAAAGAGGAAGGCATGGCGATCGGAATGATCACGCTGACTGTATACGGTAATCCAGAGATTGCTGAGCTGAGATTCAGACGCGACACAGCTGAAGCCGTATACAAAGCCAATCAGGAAGCGATCAATGTGATCAAGTTGGAATTAAAAATAATTGAAGAACAGCTGAAAAGGGAATGGGGCAATGTTAACGCAGAATGAAATGATAGCGAACCATCTGCGTGAATTCGGATCAATAACACAGATGGAAGCAATAAACGAATACGGCTGCTTTCGCCTGTCTGCACGTATTCACGATCTGAGAGCCAAAGGCATGGACATTGATACAGTCGACACCGTCAGGGTGAACCGGCACGGCGTAAAAGTAAGATTTGCGAGGTATGTCTTAAATGACGAAAGTTACAAATAACAACTTTATAACCTTGCAGGGATGGATGATTAACGAACTGCATTTGAAAGGAACAGAACTGATGGTGTATGCCACAATATACGGCTTCTCACAGGCTGAAGGGCAACGCTACACAGGCAGTTTGCAGTATCTTGCTGACTGGTGCGGCACTACCAAAAGAAGCGTTCAGACGGCTTTAAAAAGCCTCACAGACAAGGGTTATATTTGCAAAGAAGACAAGTATATAAACGGTGTCCACTTTGTCGAATATTTCGTGGGTATGGAAAATTTTTCTATAGGTGGTATGGAAAAAATTTCCACTAATAATATAGATATAAATAATATAGATAAATCTATATATATGCACCCTGCGAAAAAATCAGCAAAACCGACAATAGAAGAAATCAAAGCGTACTGCATCGAAAGGCGTAACCACATAGACCCCGAAAAGTTCTTTGATTACTACGAAGCGAATGGCTGGATGCAAGGCAAAGGCAAGCCCGTACGTGATTGGCGCGCTTGCGTGAGGACATGGGAACGCAATAACTTCGACAGTGACAGAAAGAACCAGAGCGTGCCGGATTACATGACAAAGCAATACGATGAAAGCGAATCAGATGACCCTGAGTCACTGGACGAAGTAAAGGCATTACTGGAAAGGATGAAATAATGAATAACGTAACATTAACAGGGCGGCTTACGTTCGACCCTGAACTTAGAAAAACACCACAGCAGAAAAGTGTCTGCATGTTTACCATTGCGGTAGACCGCCGTATCGGCAACAAACAGAGCGCTGACTTTATCAGCGTAGAAACATGGAACAAAACAGCTGAATTTGTTTGCAACTATTTCAAGAAAGGCGACGGCATTGAAGTGGTCGGCAGCATAGCAACTAATCAGTACAAGGATAAGGACGGCAGAAATGTACTTAAAACGTACGTTCTTGCGAACAATGTAGGATTTACCATGTCAAATAAGAAGCCTGCCAAACAGGCTGAAAACGCGCCACAGGAAGCCGATACCACACAGGCAGACACACAATTTTCTGACTTTGACACTGGCACGGGCGATCTGGTCAACCTCGATGATTTGCCGTTCTGAGGTGTTGCATGAACTGGTTCATTGAAAATACGATAGCGGACTTATCGCTTAGAATTGTGAACGCCTACATGATCGGAAACATTTCAAAAGCAAAGAGATTGGAACAGGCTTTATCTGAATACAAAGAACGTCCAGAGGTGAAGCTGTATCTGGATCTGAAGGGGCAGAAGCATGAAGGTTGAAGAAATAGACGCATTGCTGGGCGGCGAGGCGCAGCGATTGGCTGACCAGTATAGAACTGTTCCGCTTGACTTTATGGACGGCTACGGCTGGGCATTGACTCAGATCTGCAGGCTGTTCCATGATGTTGAACCACAGAAGTGGATACCAGTATCAGAAAAATTGCCGGATGAGTTCGACGAATACATGTGTACATGCATTGACAAATACACTGCAAGGATTTACACGTCGGCAGTAGAATACTGCCCAGCTCGGAAGAACCCGTGGGTGACAGGCGCAACTGTTATAGCTTGGATGGAACACCCTAAACCGTATGAGGTGGAGAAATGACAAGACTTGTTGACGTTGACAAAATCGTTTACTACACACCAAGAATGAGTGATGGTGACGGACTCTTCGTAAAGTGGATGAAGGAGATTTTGAGCAATGCACCGACTGTGGATGCAGAAACAATGTGGATACCGTGCAGTGAAAGACTGCCGGATGATGATAGGTCAAAGGTGGTTACTCTTGCGAATGGTAATGTCGAAGCTGGGTACTATTCAAACGGCGACTGGTGGTGCATTGGTGATTCAATCAGTTTAGAAAATCCAACAGTAATTGCATGGATGCCGTTGCCTGAACCGTATGAGGTGGATGAATGAGACCGATTGACGCGGATGCACTTCATGAGATCAGATTTACTGACATTTTCAATGAGAATGTACGGCATAGCAAATCAAAACTTTATATGCTTGGGTGGAATGATGCGATCGATGCAATCATATACGATACACCAACCGTGAATGCAG